TTATTATGTATGATCTCAAAAACATATTGAGACCGTCAATTATCATTACTTTCATTTTTCCTCCTTATAATGGTTTCATTCCGCGATTCAACTTCCGGTGTATCTTTTCTTTTGGGATGTATGTAGATTTCGTCTTGTTGGTATGCACAATCGTTACATGCGGTTATAATTTGATCTTTTCTTAAACTTCTATAATCTTTTTGAAACTCTATCCAAAGTTTCAAAGCTAGCGTATTCCATCTATTAGGGTCATTATAAATCGATTCCTCATAAGTTTTCCTTGCTTCTTCTTTTGTACAAATATAAGGCACTGTTTTCTTGTAAGTTTTTACCTCAATTATAGGGTTTTTGAATTTTGCATTACATTTTGGAACATAACCATATTTCTTTCGATGCTTAGGATGGAGACATGTCCACTCGCCAGTTTGATCGTTTTTCCAATGATCCGGAAGGCTTTTTTTACATGTCGGACATTTTTTGTTTTCTCTCTCAACAGTCTTTTCCAATTCTCCAGAGCGCTGCTGAATTATGTAACTTATTTCGTCCTGAGTATGGCGGTTATAAACAGTTTCACTTTTTCAAAAACCAAATTACATAAGCCAAAGTTTTCTTTTTGCATAGACTCTTCGAGTCCCATTTTTTTATTATTCAATGCATTTTTCCAATATGCCTTTTTTGGTTGTTTATATCTTATTCTTCCTTTTAAAACAAGTTGTTTACATTGGTAGAAATTGGGCGGTTGATAGATGTGTTGAATCAACAAATTATCTTTCGAGCCACATATTTGACAGCTATTTTTTATTTTTTTTGACCTTTTCTTTAACCATTGTTTCTTTTTATAAGGCTTAACCTTTCTTATTGTATCGAATCCAGTCAGTTCTCTATAGAAACACATAAACTCATCATATGATATTTCACCACCATAGAATAAGTCTTCAAGTTCTAAATATGTATCAAAATCTTGTTGTCTCATTAGCACTCTACCTCGACAACTTTAACGTCATTCTCAGCTAGCAGATACTCCCAGAAATCTGGTGAGACAATTACCGGTCTTGCTCCGAATTTATCTATGAAACACATATCTCTACGTTCTCGATCATCTTCGTTTCTTGCCCATGGAACAACATATTTGCCGTGCTTATTTATCATATATTCATATTTCATTTGTCTTCCTCCAATTTTTTCAAAGCTTCCTTGATAGATTCTTTAGCCGCTATAATATCTTCATGCCATTCATCGGCTGATGTTGTCCAATGAGTGACGTTTTGCAACTTTCTCAGAGCTTGATCAAGATAAAGCCACACTTTGTTGTTTTCTGCTTTCATATTTCCTCCTTGTGTATATATTATAACATATTCTTGTGATTTGTCAAGTAAAAAAGCAAAAAAGCCCACCATAAAGGTGGGCCGAAGATTTAAATTGAATTTTTAATTATCTTCTTTACCGACAGCAAAGTTTTTACCTTCGTCAACGAATTTTTTAACAATCTCTTCATCCATGATATCAAAGACCGCTTGTTTAAATTCACCATTTTCAAGCTTGAGCAGCCAATTCTTACTTTGAAACTTAAAAGCTTTTCCAGAAGAACTAGTCAAGGTATACCAAGCTCCGGCAACAGTTAAACGAGAAGTGCCCGAAGCTTTTAAAGCAGTGAGCCAAGATTCTTTATCTTGAATTGCAGCACCGCCAGACCATAAGATCTTAAATGTGCATTCTCGACCTTCGGTTCCAAAACGAGATTTCTCAAGTTTTACTTTAACTTCGGATCCAATTCTAAGTCCTGTTCCATCTGTGAGGAAGGAAGCCTTTGATTTGCGTTTGGTGAGCCAAATACGAAGAGAACAGAAATATTCAATCGCTTTACCACCGGGGGCAACAAAAGGAGTGACAAGAGCATTCATTGGGTTTCTTGTGTCAATATTTGTCTTCAATTGATTAATCAAAAGAAGAGTGCATTGCCTGTCGGCAAGTGGAATAGTAAGCTTAGGAAAGGCTTTTCCAAAAATACGAGGCTTAACCGACATCGTAGATTGTGGATTATAATCAGATTCTATTTCTTTCTCAGAAGCAGTAGCTGCTATACTATCCCATACAAATAAGAATTTTTGATCCTCATAAGAGTCCATCAATTCTTCAATCGTCTCCAATACTTTCTCCACTGAAACAGCTTGAATGTATAGAAGATTAGATAAATCACAACCCGCCGCTTCTAAGAACGATGGATCGATCGCAGATTCAGCATCAAAGTAAACAACAAACAATCCCATTTTCTGAGCATTTGCTGCTATCTGTGTTGCCATGAAAGATTTTCCTGTACCTGAGAGACCTGCGATCTCAGTAATCTTTCCTAAAGGAATACCCGCTATGCGTCCTCTGCAAATTATTGAATCTAACCAGCGGGAGCCAGTTGGTATCCAATCTTTCACTTTGGTGGGGTTGTCCTGTGTTAGATCGTGGGCTACATTTAACCCAGTCTTTTTATTGACCAACTTCTGCATTTTCTTGAGGTCGATCTTTCCGGCTTTATTGGCCATTTGTAATATTTTTTTTGCCATTTTATTCTCCGTTAAAAAAGCTCACACCATGAAGAGATAACCTTATCACTGATATTTACATGGTGGGAGCAGAAAAGAAAGCCCCAATT